GTACTAAGTCAGACGACGAAGTACCGTTTTAATTAACCATGATGTTCCGGGCAACTCCCCCTGCCCGGAACATATTTTTAGTATGAAAAGAAGCAGAGAATCTTTTTTCCAAATGCGTTACTATCGTAAGAAGACGATGGACAGCTTAAGAAAAGAAAATAAACGGCTGAAAAAGCAAATTAATTTAATTCTAGACAGCCCGGAGGGAAAAGAATATAAGCGAAGAAAGACTCGCGAATACTATCGTGAGTATAGAGAAAAAAATAGAGATAAAATAAGAGAGTATCAAAGAGAGTACAATAAAGAGTATGCAAAAATTTAAGGATATATTTGAAGGCAATAATAGTGCTTACGGACAATTAATATTATCAGGCGAAACTACAGACAAAGGTAAAGCCGTTGGTAAAGCATTTATCAAAAGAGAATCAATTCCTGATCAGTTATGGAAAGATCAC